CATCTTTGTCCATTATCAATTTCTGATTCTTCATAACCTGAATCTTTAAATCTATTTATTCCTGCAACTTGACCATCTTCATCTCCATCTTCTTCATCAGAATCTTCATCATCAACATTTGTTTGATTTTTATTTTCACTTTCGTCTTTATCTTCTTCATCAGAATCCGAATCTGAATTATTTCCATCATTATCACCGTCTTTGCTGTCATCATCTTTAGAATCATTACTTTCATATTCATCGTAATCGCCTTCTTCTTCATCAGGGTCTTCAGAAAAGAATTGTTCTTGTTGTGACATCATTTCATCTTCATAGTCTAATTGTTCTTCAGTTGAATATGCATATACATCATTCGTAACATCAACAACTTCTGACCATGATTCCGTAGTCTTAACTCTTTCTAATAATTTAGTTTCTTCTTCATTGAAATCAAGAGCCATAGTATATTGTGATTTAGTGAAAAGATTTAGTCTATCGATAAAAGCTAATTTGTTAGCGTCTCTACCTTTAAGACCAAAGAAATCTTTTTCTCTTAAATCAGCATAGGCTGTCTTGAATGATTTTTTTAGACCTGGATATTTTCTTTGTACACGCTTCTCAATTCTCGCATCTTCAATCACATTTAAAAAGTTTTTGTAATTCTTACCTTTATTATTAATTGTGACTGCATCATGCCATCCTTCAGCAGGTGTATACAGAGCGTGACCAACTTCATGTCCGCAAAGCAAATCATAAGTTGTACCTATCATATCAGTCCAGATTGGAAGATATAATATTCTGTTTTTAGGGTCGAACTTTGCAGTAGAAATCTTCTGATGTTCGATTGTTAAATTTTCATTAGCCATCAGTTTTGCTAACTGAGACTTCTGTTCTTGTAATAAATTGTCTTCTTTTTTCACTATCATGTAATCCATTATACAGATTTCCATGCAAAAGTCAAGCACTTTCGAGCTTTATTTTAGCAATTTAATGATAAGTTTTACTTATTAAAGAACTCAATAAGTGGAGCGGAGATTAGGATTCGCACCTAAAGAATTGACTGGACGCCACTTCTGTTCTACTACTTCTCCGCAAAAATTGGAGCGGTGTGCCAGATTCGCACTGACTGATTAAACGGGAAGAATAATCTGTTCTACTAACCCACCGCAATTAAGTAACCATTATACATGATTGACATCACAAGTCAAGCATTATATCCATTATTACCGACCAACTTGGTCTAGATAATAATCTTTAGTTTCTTCCCACGATAACACTGTTAAGTTATCATAGAATAATGTTTCTGTAGAAACTCGGTTTGATTCTTTTAAATTTCTAATTCTCTTTGTTGCATATCTTTCTTTCCATAAAGTTACCAGAGCTTCAGTTGAAGTATCAAATGATTTTACTAATTTGTCTTCAGTAATATCACCTCTTAAGAACTCGGCTGAATTATTGTATAAAGGAGAAAAGTATATACCTCTGGCATGAGCTGATTGTGTTAATGCTTTATCCATTTTCATTTGTGAATATGCAAATGATAGTGACCTATTCTTATGGTCTCTTTTGTGTGGTTGCCCACTTGGTTTCTTTGCAACATACCATTCAAAGTATTTTCTGGTATGATTTTTCTTTATCCAATCATTAATTTTATTTCTTGTCACTCTTCTTGGTTCAAACTTAACTGAACCTGCAGTGAAGCCCATTTTCTTCCAGTGTTTAAGTCTATCGTATTGTGATAGTCCATGAAGTTTTGCTTTACCATATAAGGATGTAGTTGTAACGCCTATTAGCGTGTCACCATACAATTCTTTCCATAGTTTCTGTATCTTATCATCTAAACATAATAGTGCTAGTAACTTACCACCTGTGTAGTTGTAACCTAAAGGCTGTAGAGGAACAATCGTAGAACCAATTGCTGTATGATTAATCATTGAACCTTGTGTTTTAAGTTCTCTACTCCATCCAATAAAGTTATCTCTAGGTGTTAAGTCTAGAAAGTCTGATGAGATACAAATAACGCCAAGATATTTTTTAGTTGGTTTGTCTCTAACGATAAAGTTAAGATTACGACCAATATTAGCATTGTTTTTCATTGTAGATGAGAATGTTCTAATAACATTCCATAGTTCTGGCAAGTCTTCTTGTTTGTTTGCATATATGAGTTCAGGTTCTATCTTCATAAACTCATCTAAGTCTTGTGGATTCCAAACATTATTTTTAACTTCTTCGATAGCTCTTCTTTGTTTATCGTTGGCTAAAACCTTTTTCTCGCCTTCCCATAAATCATTGACCATCGTAAATGGATATTTTTCTTGCACTTCGCACCACTTTTGATATAGTGTGTATTCTTTTACATCCATCTTTGATACAAATTCAAGGTCTGTAATAGTCTCTTGTTTAATTTGTTCAAAGTCAGGGTCACCCATATCTTCTACAGGATTGGCGGCTGACCATTTTTCCCACTGAACTTCTACATCATCTTTTGTATAATCAATTGCCATTTACACTTCGTTCCATTTAAAATTGTTTTTCTGTTTTCTTGTTTCAGTCTTCATTAGTTTATCTTGCTTTTTCTTTGCTAAGGATAACACAAGATTGGACACTTGTGAGGTAAACTTTATTCCGTTCATATGGTCTAGCTCATGTTGAAAACATCTTGCTAACATTCCATCTAAATGTTTATTCACCGTTTCGCCATTCTCATCTTGATATTCAACATCAATATCTTCGTATCTCTTTACAGAAAGAATTAGACCAGGAAAAGATAAACAACCCTCGTTAAGCTTAATATCATTTTGGCCAAATGCAATCAATTTAGGATTAATGCAAACCATCTCTTCACCTAGATGTGAAATTAAAAACATTCTTGTTGACACATTACATTGATTAGCTGATAATCCAATACCACCAAACTTTCTCATGGTCATTTTCATTCTTGCTATGAGTGTTCTCATGTTAGCATTAGGTAAAGCTTCATCATAAACCGGCATCGTTTCACTTAATAATGGAAGTTGGTCATCATACAAATCTAATGGTTCATCTCTGAGTTTTTTTATATCTTCAGTTGGGTTTTCTTTTGATTCTGGTCCAAGGCCTTCTGCTGTATTGTAGCTAAATGTCATGCCTGGTTCAGTAACTACTGTTGTATCATCAAACTGTTTAATATCACTCATGTTTTTCTATCCTTGAAAAGTTCTTAACTTTACTAAATTTAATTATATTTTGAAATTTGTCTTGTAATATATCGCCTTTATGTGATATCACAAAAATATTCACATCATCTAGTTCATGTAAAATCTTAAGTAACTCATCAACGCCTGTAGCGTCTAATGATGAATCAAATGTTTCATCTAGTATGAGTAGATTGGTATTAGTAGAATTCTTTAGTCTAGCAACGGCACGCCATGTTAGCATAAGTGCCATATCTATTCTTTGTTTTTCGCCTTGAGAGAAATTGTTGTATGTAAAATCATCTCTAAATCTGGACTTAATTGATTCTTTAAATGATTCATCAAGAGTAAAGTTTACAAAGAAATCTAGTTTTGCCAGATAGCTGTTTACTAGTTTGTTTATCACAGGCAAGTATTGTTTAATAATTTTTGTTTTGATGCCAGTATCTTTAAGTAAAGCACTTGCTACCTCAAAGTATTCTTTATCATCAAGCAATTCTTTAAATTCAGTTTCTTTGGCCTCTATTTCTGTTTTGAGTTCACTTAACTTCTGTTCTTCTATCTCTGAAACTGTTTTTGTGTTTTGTAATTCTTCGATGTTTGTTTTGACACGAGCAATGTATCTATTGATTTCAGTAATTGATGTTGTGTTTGTTGCAGTCTTAATCTGCAGTTGTTGTATCTCTATTTGTTTTTCTGAGATGACATTGAGTTTGGATTGTTCTTCGGTTACTTTAGTATCTAATTCAGTTAGACCAGTATCACAACCAGTAATCTTACTTTTAAGAGTTTCTATTTGTCCTGTTTTAAATTCATTCTCAATTAATTGGCTACATGTTGGACAATCATCATTGTGTTCAAAGAAGTCAACATCTTTTTTATACTTAGATAAATTGGTTTCTATTTGAGTTTCAAGCTGATTGAGTTGTTTTACTCGTTGTTCTGTTTCGAGTCTGCCTGCAACAACCTCTTGAATTTCATTGACTTGTAATCCAATTGTCTCAATTTCTTCAGTGAGATTGTTGATATTATTTTCATTGGTAAGAATATCTTGGTTGTATTCATCTATTTTGTCTTCATTGTTTTGTTTTAAATCGCCTATTCGTTTTTCTTCAAAATCATATTTTTGTTGTGTCAATTGAATGTTGTGTCTTTTCTCACCTAATAAATCTTTGTTGTTGCCTAATCGTTCTCTTGTAATTTTATTCATTACAGAAAAGATTTGTATATCTAACAAGTCTTCGATTATAGCACGCCTATCATTATTAGATAGTTGCATGAATGGAGTAAATGCGGCTGAACCTAGAACTACTATTTGTGTAAAAGATTTATAGTTCATTTTTAATATGAACTTCTCAAGTTGTTCCTGATAATCTCTTATAGCAGCATCTTGATTTAGTAATTCACCATCAATATATATTTCAAATTTATTAGGTCTGATATTACGAACAACTCTGTATGATTTATTGTTAGTATCAAACTCTACTTCTACTTCACAGTTTTTGCCATTGATTGAATTAGTAAGATTGCCTTTTGGAATATTACGAAATGGTTTCCCAAATAGACCAAAACACAAAGCATCAAGCAAGGTAGATTTGCCTGAACCATTGACACCAACAATTAATGTGTTGATGTTCTTATCTAAATCAATTTCTGAAAAATGGTTACCTGTGCTTAATAGATTTTTCCATTTTACTTTTCTAAATATAATCAATCAGTTTCTTCCGTGTGTAATGCTTCAACATATAATTCTCTCATTAATGTTTTAAGTTTTTCGCTTTCAACATTGAGAGATAGTCCATCAATATACTTGGACAATATAGTCATTGTATCTTCAGCTTGATTAATGATATCATCATCATTTACTATGAGGTCATCATTAAAGTCTTCGACAATAGCTATATCAGCTGCACCAGCTTTATATAAGTTATCAGTTAAATAATCAAACAAAAATGGATTCTGTTTATGTAGTACAACTACTTTTACATAGCTATCTTGGTATTTTGTAAAATCAAATTTCTTGAAGTCTTCAATACTTTTATCCCTATCATCATAACTTATCTTATGAAATATCTCAAATGGGTTTTGTATAAACTCTAATTCTCTTGTGTTCGTATCAAAGATATGAAAACCTCTTGGGTCTTTATAGTCTGCCCATGTCATTTGACCTGGAGTACCAACATAAAATATTTGGCCATCATCTGACTTATGATGAAAATGTCCAGATAAAACCATATCA